TTTGATGCGAAAAGGTAACAACTTTAAAGGATCAAAGACTAAAACCAAACCTTTCAGCAGCAATGCTGGAAGGGGACCTTCCGAGCGTCCTTAAGGCTCGGGCCCCGAAACCCCGGGGAGAACCGGGTACTAGGGCGATCCCCCTCGATGGGTCGCCCCGATTTAATGAGGTCAATTTGTTGACCTCCCATATCATGATCTGATGCCTGCGATCACTCCTTAGTAATACATTCAGTTAGCAGCATCGATCTATGATTGAGAAAAAATAACTTTTTCTGATGTTTTCACGAAAGAAGATCAAATGGTGACTGTGTCAGCTCTTTCTTACATTCAAGGCTCAAGCACTGGTCTCAAAACCATGCCAGTTCTTTACAATAAGAGATACGGCCCAGCCCTCGACATCGGTTTCGCTTATCTTGTTAGCATGCCGGGGTTAGGCAACATGTGCTTCTCTGAAGCCTTGACTTGCACAGCCATCTATCAGATATCAGAACCTCAAGACACCTTAGAAGATCATATTACAATGGTGAAGGGTATCTTGAGCCAGGGAATTGGGAAGGCTAGTCTGACTAACATTGACTCCGTCCTGACATACATAGCCGATTCATATGGAGTAGAGCCTCGATGTTTCTTCGACACCGGAGCTATGCTGGAATACTGCCTCCAGACAGCCGCTTCAGGAATGCAGTTGGCTCCATTCATTTGAGCTCTTCCCTCATCAAACGAGAAATCAAACGTTTGGCACGCTTGCCTTGTCATCCCCAAGCATGCCAAGAAAGTACACATTTGAGAGACAGAGGAACCTATTTCATTTGGTCCAGCTCCAAAACTGAATCCTCATCACAGAAGCAATTCTGTTCCAGTCAGAGACTATTATTCAGCTATCGCGAGCTTCAATTCCCTTTATTCCTCCCTTTAGAACTTTGACAAAGAACATATCGGAGATACCTTCTACCGATTTGCGGAGATGATCACTTCTGTGGATGTCGCACCCCTCGTCACTGGAGCATGGCTAGATTTAGATTTCACCCGAGTCTCTTTCGAAGACCTCTTCAATACAGCCATGAAAGTCTTAGAAGATGAATAGAGATTTGATGACATTAGAAATCTCAAAAACTTCAGAAAGCCTAAAATTTCAGAAGAGGAGAAGAAAGAGTATCATCACTTCAATGAGGAAAATGACCCAAAGAAAAACACAGGCAAATCTAAAGAAGAAAAGAGACAGGCTAGGTTCGAAAGGCCAGAAGCCAAGAAGGCTTTCCATGACAAGAGCGCACCAAGAAGTCAAAATAGAAAGCCAAAATCAGCAGATTAGAAAGATTCAGATAAACCCTCAGAGACTGGCTTCTAGAGATCGTTTGCTCGAAATAAGAAGGCTTTCCGAGATAGATACAGACACGCAGATGATGAGACGAAGGCCAAACTCCTCACTAAAGCTGAAATCTATCAAGCTAGATTGGAGATCGACCCTCGGTTTAGATTCAGACACAACCTTAAGGTTTTCACCTAGCTGATCTCCACATTGTTGAAACTTCCCGTCGGCCTCAACACTGAGAAAGAGACAGCGGCGCTCCATGACATTGCTCAGGTCATTGTGTTTGGTTTTGGAGATGATGTCTATAACCCACCTCCAATTCTCTCTAGAGTAAAGATCATAGATCCAGTAATTTGAGAAGCTCTAGCCAGCAGATATCCACACTTAGACCCAACTCAAGAGAAGGCTCACTATAAACTTGTCCCCAAAGTTGAGTACGTCTACAAGATGGACAGACGAGTAGTAGATCTGCAGGCCGAGGAAAACAAGCAGTCTCACGGAGGCTTCTCATTCGGCCAAAAGGCCTCTAAGAATTTGTTTGGCAAGAAGTAGATGGATGATTCTGACTTCTTGTATTTGGTTGGAGATAAACATTGCGACTTAACTAGAGAGCAACAACTCTACTACTTCCACTATTGGGTCGAGCAGTCAAATTTCGTCTCCAAGTTATGGAGAGAAAATAAGAAAGAGGTCGCCGAAAAGAATCTAAGGTCAGATTTCTCCTATGTAAGAGACCAGCTTAAATGGAAAGAGATGAGCGACTTTACTTGAATCTGCTTTAGATATTACATGTCTAATCTGGCAGCCTAAATGCTAGGTCCCAAATCTCACCTTACTTGCGCCTGGATGTATAAGCAAATGGAACAATGGTCCATTAAAGATATATGCACCCATTTCTCTACTTTAGCCAAAATGTCTCTGTGGGTTCAGAAAATCTAAATCGAAGTTGATCCAGTGGTTAATATGGATAAATTCTGCAATTTGAGCAAAGACACCATTCTGGATCTTTACACCGAAAAGAACTACTCCGTCCTCCGAGAGGCCAATTCAAGGTTCTCAAAGTTTAAAATTGAAAATCACTAATTGGTAGCCACAGCTCCAAGATCACTGTCTGCCATCCAATCAAAGATTTTGGCCGACTCGGGTCTAGACGTCCTCTAGGATGAAGCAGTCAACAGCAGGACTTCTTCAGGTGGCCATAACCTACTTAGGGTCGTCGCTGATAAGACCCTGGCTAAAGCTCTTAATGAAGTCAGCTTGCCCAGAATTGTTGTTGATGTAGGTTCAAAATTCAAGCAGATGGACAAAATTTTAGATCTCAAAAACCACAACTCCTCCCCACTCCTCACGTAAGCGGTCCAACAGTATTTAGAGGATGGTGACTTTTCTCCAGATTGTTACCACGCTCTCGAGAGAGCTAATGACCTGAGCGAACATACAATTAGAGTTTACATTCGCCCAGAAGATGGATCATACAATGCTCAGTACTGGGACGCCAATGAAGGCTCATTCATTGATAAATATTCAGATCATGTGGAACTCGTCCAGCACAACTAGGTGGAATATAATGGCGTCATCCCAGTTATGTTTTGAGGCACCCTTCAACAGTTTGCAGAGACTAATTTAGCCAAGTGATGGAATATGGCCATAGAAGATGTTTTACTCATT